CCCGCTATTGCCTTCAAGGCTTGCTGGTTCTGGGAATCGTGACCATTGTGGTTTCCCGCGTTTATGTCGGGGTCCACTATCCATCAGACGTTCTTGGCAGTATGATTTTGGGCCTTGCTGTCTTGCAGTTTGAGTATCCCATGTATGATCGCTTGCGATTTCAATGGCGCTTTACAGGCAAGCAAAAATAAACATCTAACAACTAGGAGTTGAACTCGCGTTTTGAGTTCGACTCTTTTTTTTGCTATAAAAGGAAAAACCCTTGTGTATCAAGGGTTTACGTGTATTGACTACGTTTTTGACTACGCTTCAAGAAATTTTAATAAGCGATCTGCAACATCTGACCGCTGTCTATCATTTAAGTGTGTGTACATATCTAATGTCGTTTGGATATTCGAGTGGCCTAATCTGTCTGATATGGTTTTAGGCTCTATGCCAGCTTCAAATAACAAACTTGCGTGTGTGTGTCTTAAACTATGCACGCTAAATTGTTTCAGCTTGTGTTTACTAATAAATGTTTGCAAGTCGTCTCTAAAATTGGCAAAATCGAAGTAACCACCAACAGTATTCGTGATGACAATGTTTCTTGACTTGATGCCATGTTTGAAGAATAGTTTCTTCTGCTCTAATTTCCAATCTTTGAGTATCTGTACCGTGCTATCGTCCAGCGAAATCGTCCGTGTGCTACGTTTGGTTTTTGGTGTTTGGACAGATAACTTGCCATTGATAGAAACAAGCGTCCTGTTAATTGATATGGTCTTATTTTCGAAATCGACATCAGACCATTCAAGGCCTAGCAATTCCCCTCGCCTTAATCCAGTATAAGCAAGTGTGTGCCACGCAGTGTATAAGACTGGCTTTGCATCTTTTTTTGCCAGCTTGAGAATTTTGTTTAATTCTTCTTTAGTGAGTGCTATCTTCTCTTTGCGAGATTCCTGTTGCTTTGGTCGTATGATCCTATCAACTGGATTGGTCTGGATAATATCAAGATGCATAGCGTACTTAAATACTCTATTGATGATCGACATATAATTTAAATAAGCTATGTATTTTTTGCTTAGTTCAATTACAATCTTCTGCATCATGGCCACGGACACGCTCTCAATTCGGATATCCTTAAAATGATTCTCTACGATCGCTTCAAGATAATTCTTTGTATTCTGGTATGTCGTGGGCTTCACAGTCGTTTCATAGCTCTCTAACCAGAGATCGGCTACTTCTTTAAATGTCGGCTTGCTAGAGTGATCTGTAAATCCATTCTCTTCCACAGAGAGTAGTAGCTCCCGTTCTGCTTTCTTAGCTTCTTTCTGCGTTTTAAAACCTCTACGGGTCGTGCGCTTTTGCTTGCCAGTAAACGGATCAACACCTAAATATGCTTGGAGCATATAGCGTGTCTCTCCGTCTTTTGTTAAATATTTCTTTATCATGACATAATCTTGATATTATGCTATACTATGTATAGATTTCAATATCTTTCCTATCTAGCCACCCTTCTGGTTTTACAAGGGTGGCTTTTTTATTTATCGTAAACCATCGTGCCATTTTCTTCATGGGCAAGTTGGACCTCGTCCTTATCGTGTACATAAATAGGCGGTGCTGTGAAATATTTGTCAGTGATTTTATATGTCTTTTCAACGTCGTTCTTGATTTTAAGTAGGCCGTCCGCAGTTTGATGTAGCTGGTCATTTGTTAGTTCAGACGATGCGACTGGTAGCAAGACAGCCACTCTATCGCTGCGATAGTAAACTTCCATTCGACTAGAGTCAAGCCATTGTTTATAAGAGTTTGCAAACTGATCTAGTAGCGGTCTAACCGTACTAACGTGTCCAGTAGCCTTTCTATATTGTTCCTCGCCCTGGTTTTCTTCCTTGCTTTTGGCTTTAGCCTTATCTACCAGCTCCCACGCTTTTTCTTTTTGTGACTTCTTAGAGCTGGGCTCGGTTGTCACTTGCTCGGTTGATTCTTCTTGGCCTTGGTCTGTATCTGCTTCTTGCTGACTGCAACCAGTCAATAATAGAGTGAGTGCTGCAATTGTTGCGAGTGTTACCTTTTTCATATTTTCCTCCCGGCTATCCCACTAGTCTATAAAATTCGTCAATGACCATGAGTTCGTCCGTGGTCGTTTTTAATTTGTGTCGTTCCATAAAGTTTAAGTAATTAAAATCCTCTTTATCTATAGTGTTTAACTCCTCTCTCAATAATGTGCGAATCATGGCCCTATTGGCCTCATTCTCGCACTTGATCGGGTTAATTATGTAATTGGCTTCGGTATGGTTTAAGTGGCCTAACTCATGTAATATAACCCGTTCTTGGGCTTCCCTAGTTAGTGATTTATTAACAAAGATAATCTTCAAATCTGAGATTATCATTCCATGTCGAGGCCATAAGTCATTGTCAAAATATGCTAGTGTGACACCAGCTTTATCACAAATCTCTTCTATGCTCATAGTCGTCCTTTTAGATATCCTTCAATAATATTTTGTATAGCGACGATATCTTCTTCATTGAGTGGTTTTCCGTCGAAAGTTTTTGCACTCTTTGCCAGCTCGCGAAGATCCAAGTTTGAAAAGTCAGGTTCTTTCTTTACGGGTTTAACTCCGAGCAAGAATTCCGTGGTTACTCCGAGCGCATTCGCGAAAGCGTCCGCCCGATTCAATGGAAAAGTACGCGTCTTATTAAAATAGCGAGAGATCCCCGACTTTGCCATATTCGTTTTTCTTGCAAGCTCACTCAAAGAAATATTCTTTTCGGCACTCAATTCCTTTATTAATTCTATTATTTCGTCGTTTGTCCTCATGGTTTATTCACTCCTTTTTATTCACGTTTCTATTATATCACCGTTCCCGAAAAAGTACAAATAATACTAAAAAAATAAAAAATGTATTTTTTTTTGAAAAAAGTGTTGACAAAAGAGAACAGTTAGTTTATACTAAGGTTGTTCTCGAAAGAGAACGAATAAAAACGAACGGAAGGAGGTCCGCTATATGACCGTAAATCATTTACGAATCAAAGCGGAGCGAGTCGCGAAAGGTCTCACACAAGACGACATGGCCAAGGCCCTTGGTTGGTCTGATCGCGCTCGATACGCTAAACGCGAAAACGGTCTGGTATCATTCGACGCTGACGAATTGATAAAGGTCGCAACAATTCTCGGATTCTCAAAAGACGAGATCGGTATTTTTTTTACCGAGAGCGTTCACTAAAGAGAACAAGAGGACATAAAAAAGCGCCCCACAGAGTGGAACGCTTCACAAAATTAACTACTTTGATTATACCACAATAGAAAGAGGTGGGCAATGATTGAAGAACTAATCAAAGAGCAGATTAGAGAAATCTATCTCGAAGCGAAAGAACAAGCCAAAAAAGAGTTGCTACCAATTAGTCAAGCAGAATTGCAAGAAATGTTTGGTTTTAGCAATGAATATCTGAAACGCTTGAAGCGGAAAGGATTGAAGTTTCGCAAACAAGGGAAATACATCATGTACGATCTGAACGATGTGCATGAGATTTTGGAACTAGAGAAGGAATATTTAAAATGAATGAAATTATTATTTCTGGGCAAGTTGCCGGAACAGTAGCGATCGGGGGCGTGTGCTTTATCGCTGGGCTTATCGTATCGTGGAAGGACCACAAGAAACGAATGAAAATCGCGAAAACCGAAACATTAAAAGCTATCGAAGAAGGGCTTCCAGAGCATAACGCACAAGTCATTGAGCAATACGAAGACGAACTCGCAAGCCGTCGAAAAGCTATGAAGCTATATACCGAATCGCCGGAGGTTCCCTTCCATGTTTGGTAAAAAGGCCCGAAAAATTGAGCAACAATCGAAAGCTCTCAATCGCTTGTGGTTTATCAATCTTCAGCAGACCGAAATTTTGAAAGCCACGCTTGAGCGGGAAGAACGGCTGCTTGACGAGCTCGCTCGTCTGAAAGGAAAAGGAGAGGTTAGAAATGGTAACAATCAATAAGCTCGAAATCGAAAACGTGAAACGTGTTAAAGCGGTCAAAATCGAGCCGTCAGCGAAAGGGTTGACAATCGTCGGGGGAAACAATAACCAAGGCAAAACAAGCGTACTCGACGCGATAGCGTGGGCCTTGGGTGGTAACAAGTACAAGCCTTCACAACCCCAACGCGAGGGATCAACGATTCCCCCAAGTCTTAAAATCACGCTATCAAATGGTCTTATCGTCGAACGTAAGGGCAAAAATAGCGATCTAAAAGTTATTGATCCAAGCGGAAACAAGGCCGGCCAGAAATTGCTTGATAGCTTCGTCGAAGAGCTCGCCCTTGATCTTCCAAAATTTATGGAAATGACAAGCAAGGAAAAAGCGACAACGCTCCTACAAATTATCGGGGTCGGAGATCAGCTCGTCCAGCTTGAGATGGAAGAGAAAACCAAGTATCAAGAGCGTCATGCGATCGGCGTCATTGCGGACCAAAAAGAGAAGTTCGCAAAAGAGCAGCCGTATTATCTGGACGCACCGAAAGAGCTTGTTTCGATTGCTGATCTTATCCAGCAACAACAAGAGATCCTTGGTCGAAATGGCGAAAATGCTCGCAAGCGTCAGAATCTCGCGAGAATCGAAAACGACTATCAAGGGGCACTCGCAAACGTTGAGCGTTTGGAAGATATGCTCAAAGAAGCCAGAGAAAAAGAGCAAGGACTCGCGCAAGACTTGGATATCGCTCGCAAAGACGCGAAAGATCTGATCGACGAATCGACGCAAGAGATCGAAGATAGTATCGCGAATATTGAGCAGATCAACCTCAAAGTCCGGGCGAATCTTGATAAAGACAAGGCAGAAGAGGACGCGAAGGTTTACCGCGAGCAATATCGCGAGTTAGATCTCGTTATCGATGGTATTCGTAAGCAAAAAACGGACTTGCTCACAAACGCGGACTTACCACTTCCGGGGCTCTCCGTGGACGATGGCGAACTATTGTACCTCGGTCAACGTTGGGATAATATGTCCGGATCGCAACAATTACAAGTGGCGACGGCTATCGTTCGCAAGCTCAAGCCTGATTGTGGGTTTGTGCTTATTGACAAGCTCGAGCAGATGGACCAAGTGACATTAATGGAATTTGGCGCGTGGCTAGAGCAAGAGGGCTTGCAAGCTATCGCGACGCGTGTATCGACAGGCGATGAATGTTCCGTTATCATAACCGATGGATATTCTGAAGTCAATCCAAACCACCAAGAAAAAAAGCAAGGCTGGGAAGGAGGCTTTTAATTGGGACAATTTATTGATCTAACAAACAAAAAATACGATAGATTGACCGTTATTAGACGAGTAAAACACTCTTACCAAAAAGAAGCTATGTGGCTTTGCCGTTGTGATTGTGGAAAAATGATAGAAACTAGAGGTTCATCTTTGCGTGCTGGTTTAACGAAAAGTTGCGGGTGCTTACAATTAGAATGGGCCCGAAAACATATTCCAAATAAAACACACGGCTATACCAACGAAAGATTATATAGAGTCTGGATGGGTATGCGTCAGCGTTGTTATCTAAAAACAAATAACAGATATAAACATTACGGCGGACGAGGGATAAGAGTTTGTGACGAGTGGCAAGATTATCTAAATTTTAGAAAATGGGCTTTATCTCACGGGTATGACTCGAAAGCTAAACGTGGAAAATGTACGATTGACAGAATCGACGTAAACGGAAACTATGAGCCCTCGAATTGTCGATGGGTGGACGCTAAAACACAAGCAAACAACACACGAAGAAAGAAGGAAAAATCATGAAAAAAACAGAAAAATTTATCGTTATTCGTAGCACAGAATCAGGTCAATTCTTAGTAAAATATGAAAACAACCCCGGCGCGTTCACTTATAGCTCAACGTGGAGCGAAGACGTGCAAGACGCTGCAACAAACACGATCGAATCATTAGAACGTAACAAAGGCAAAACAGAAAAAGTGGCCGAAGCGCTCGGAGGCGAGATCCTTGTCGTAAACGCAACATATGAACTCGAAACACTTGACGGTGAAGAGCCAAAAGATCTCACGGAAGAGATCGAAAGTGCAAAACGTAAACACTTTGAAAACTTTCTTCGTGGGCTCTTGAGTGACAACGACGAGGAGGAGTAAAAAATGCAAATTACAAGAGGAAGGAAGGCACGGGCTCAGAAAGTCGTGATCTATGGCCCGGAAGGGATCGGAAAATCTAGCTTTGCGAGTCAATTTCCAGAGCCGGTATTCATCGACACTGAGGGATCAACCGATAATATGGACGTGGCCAGAATGGACAAGCCTACAAGTTGGGCAATGCTCAAAAACGAGATCGCGTTTATCAAGGCGAACCCGGACGCGTGTAAGACGCTAGTCATCGATACGATCGACTGGGCCGAACAACTCGCGGTAGATTATGTTTGCGCGCAACACCAGAAAAACGGGATCGAAGATTTCGGCTGGGGCAAGGGCTATACATACGTACAGGAAGAGATCGGGCGCCTATTGAATAGCTTATCCGAGCTAGTGGACAACGGGATCAATGTCATTTTGACAGCTCACGCACAGATTAAGAAATTTGAACAGCCGGACGAGATGGGATCTTATGACCGATACGAGTTAAAACTCGGGCAAAAGACCAGCTCAAAGACAGCTCCACTAGTAAAAGAATGGGCCGATATGGTGCTCTTTGCGAATTATAAGACAATCGTCATGACCACAGACACAGGGAAGAAAAAAGCCCAAGGGGGCGAGCGTGTTATGTACACGAACCACCGCCCAGCATGGGACGCGAAAAACCGTCACGGCTTGCCAGATCAGCTTCCGTTCACGTTTGAGAGCATAGCCCATATCTTCAACGCACCAGCTCCCGTACCAACTGAAACGCCGGCACCAGCTCCACAACCAGAGCCACAGCAACAACCGGCACCAGAACAGCCGAAGCAAAACATTAACGAGCAATTGCAAGAGGTCGCTCAAGAGGTGGCTCAAGAAATGGGACGGGCTCCACAAGTTGGACTCTTACCACAAGCATTAATCGACTTAATGGTACCGAACAACGTTACCGAAGACGAACTGCAAGAGGTCGCTTATATCCGCGGACACTTCCCGATGGGAACGCCGATCGAAAACTTCCCGAGCAATTACTGGGATATGATCGTTGCGAATTGGGACGCTACACTGGACGTCATTAAAAACCAAGTCCGGAAAGATCCAGACTTACCATTTAACACTAACAACTTATAAGAATAAAGGAGAAAATTATCATGACACAACAACAATTTAACAACAACTTTGATCGCGAATTCGGCTGGGACGACACAATTCAAAAAGATTCGGAATTTGTCTTTCTACCAGATGGCCTATACTGGTTCACGGTTAAGGAATACGAGCGCGGACGTCACACGCCAAACCCGCAAAACCCCGGCAAGTTGCCAGCTTGTCCAAAAGCAACAGTACACCTTACCATCGTAGCGAACGAAGGAGAAACAGAGCTTCGTCACAATCTCTTTTTACACAGTTCAACTGAGGGAATGTTATCAGCGTTCTTTGGTGCTATTGGGCAAAAACGTAAAGGCGAACCGCTTCGTATGGATTGGAACGCGATCATCGGGAAAGTCGGAGTTTGTAAGGTTGGAAACCGCGAGTACAACGGCAATAAATACAACGAAGTAAAAGGTATGATCTATGCCGAAGACGTTGACTATACAAAAGTATTGAACGCACAACCGGGACAACAAGCCCCAGCATACCAACAACCAGCGCCACAGTACCAACAACCACAACAACCAGCACAACCACAGGGAGGCTTCACAGGAGGGCCGTTCTAATATAGGAGGTTCTAAAGTATGGAGTTAAGACCCTACCAACAAGAAGCGCGGGAAGCCGTCCAAAAGGAGTGGGCAGAAGGGCGGAAACGTACTCTTCTAGTCCTTCCGACTGGGACGGGGAAAACCGTAGTATTCTCAAAGATCATTGAAGATCAAGTCCGAGAAGGGAAGCGCGTGTTAGTGCTCGCTCACAGATCCGAATTGTTAGATCAAGCAAGCGACAAGCTAAAGACCGCGACGGGCCTCGGTACAGCACTAGAAAAGGCTGAAAGCACGTCAATAGGCTCTTGGTATCGCGTTGTCGTTGGATCTGTCCAAACCATGCAACGGGAAAAACGTTTAAGTCAATTCCCGCCTGACTGGTTCGACGTGATCGTGGTCGATGAGGCGCACCATGCTATATCTGACGGATATCAAAAAGTGCTGGGCTATTTTAAAGACTCGGAAGTTTTGGGAGTCACGGCCACGCCAGACCGTGGTGATATGAAAAACCTCGGATCGTACTTTGACAGCTTGGCTTATGAGTATTCGCTCGTACAGGCTATCAAAGAAGGCTATCTTTCCAAAATTAAAGCCTTAACAATTCCGATCGATCTTGATCTCTCGAGCGTGTCAATGTCCGCGGGTGATTTTAAAGCGAGCGACGTCGGAACAGCACTCGATCCGTATCTAGTACAGATTGCGGACGAAATGGCCAAGTATTGCAAGGACAGAAAAACAGTCGTCTTTCTTCCACTAGTCAAGACTAGCCAAAAATTCCGCGATATCTTAAACGAGCGAGGCTTTAAGGCAGCCGAAGTCAACGGCGAATCGAAAGACCGGGCCGAAGTGCTCGAGGACTTTGAAAAAGGCCGTTACAACGTTCTTTGTAACTCAATGCTACTAACGGAAGGCTGGGATTGCCCGTCGGTTGATTGCGTGGTCGTATTAAGACCGACGAAAGTCCGCGCGCTCTATTGTTTAGACGAAGAAACGGAAATCCTTACACAGCAAGGTTGGAAGAAAGATGTAGAAGTTGGTGAAAATATTGCTGCTTTTGATATTAAAACAGGAGAGATATTATACACACCGGCACTAGCCAAGGTAAGACGACCTCTAAACGAAGACGAATTCTTTTGCTCTATAAAAACGCCATCAATAGATATTCGTGTAACGAATAAACATCGCATGGTATATGATAACAAACGCAAGGCCGGGTGGAAAATCAAAACAGCGGAAGAACTGGCAGAGATGACTTCTGGTAGTTATATTCCTGTAAGTGGACAAGGAAAATTCCGTGGAGTTCCATTAAGTGACAGTGAATTGAATTTCATTGGTTGGGTAATGTCGGACGGTACAATAAATCCTAAAAACGGACAAATTACTATCACGCAAGGCGAACATCAACCATGGCTCGAAGAAATTCAGAAAACGATTGATGGGTGCAATTTTAAATACAATCGATTTAAACGTAAACGCGATACTCAATATAAGTCTAATAGCGATGCAATTGTTTGGACCATCTCAAAAGGTAAACCAAGAGCAACTCATAAAAATAGACGAGGATGGGGAGATATTGAACCATATTTGTCTAAAGATTTAAGCGAGAAGTTATCCGATATGACAGAGCGCCAGTTTGATATTCTTGTTAAATCTTTACATTTAGGAGATGGTTCAAAACAAACAGGGCAAGATTGGACAAGACGTTCTTATCATATTTCTACCGGTAACAAAGTATTTGCTGAGCGTTTGCAAATCATGGCTATTGCTAGAGGATATAGAGCGAATATTGCCCGGCATACCTATAACGCTAACCCTCTCTATGTAATCCATCTAAAAAAAATAGATAGAATCAATATTGGTCAAAGTTACGACGATAGGCCAAAATGGATAAAAGAAAAACACACTGGCGAAATGTGTTGGTGTGTTGAAACTAAGCAAGGGACATTAGTTACCAGAAGAAAAGGAAAAGTATCTATCTTAGGTAATTGTCAGATGGTGGGACGTGGGACGCGTCTTTTTCCCGGAAAAGAAGAGCTTCTTCTTCTCGATTTCTTATGGCACACGGAACGGCACGAACTTTGTCGCCCGGCTCACTTGATAAGTGAGAGCCCGGAAGTCACAAAGAAGATGGTCGAAAACATGGAAGAAGAGACGGGCGTTGTGATTGACCTTGAGCAGATGGAAGTTAAGAGCGCGGAAGATGTTGTCGCAGAACGTGAAGAAGCACTTGCGAAACAGCTCGCAGAAATGCGGAAACGCAAGAGAAAACTCGTCGATCCGCTTCAATTTGAAATGTCTATCCATGCCGAGGATCTTTCAAATTATGTCCCTAACTTTGGTTGGGAAATGGCCCCGCCGTCTGAAAAACAACTCAAGGCCCTTGAGAAGTACGGTATTTTTACCGACGAAGTGGGCAACGCCGGAAAAGCAAATCTCTTACTTGATCGCTTGAATAAACGACGGAATGAAGGACTTTCGACGCCGAAACAAATTCGTTTCCTCGAAAGTAGAGGCTTCCGAAATGTCGGAATGTGGACTTTTGAAAACGCAAGAAACATGATCGATCGTATCGCAGCGAACGGGTGGAGAATACCACACGGAATCAGAGCAAGCGAATACTTGCCGAACTAAAAAATAAGGAGAAAAACAATGAAAACTAACAAATTAACACTTTTAACAGTCGCTACTATTGCAACAGCTACGCTAGGGATTAAAGGAGTAAATGCCGATGAGTCTGATCGAGGAATCACGCCGGAGACTGCAACAATTGCAACAAACCAAGGCGACACAGCAAGCGGAACTGAATCAGCTATTCCAGCAACGGAAGCAGATCAACCAACAAATTCTAGCAATGACGCGGGAGCAGGAAGCGCTGAAGCTAAGAATAACAAACGAGAAGGACTTCCAACAACTTTTGAAAAGAGCGGGAATGTGATCGAAGTCAAGAACCCGGAAGTCGTTGTCGATCAGTCAAACGGTACAGGGAAGTATCAACCCTTTAGCGTGGAATATAAGAACGTACACTTCCCCGACGATCTCGAGATCAACGAAGGGGACAAAGTGACGTTCACGCTTCCGGAAGAAGTAGCTTTTCAAACAACTTTCACGTTTGACGTGCACAACCCAGAAAATGCGGTCGTCGGTCAAGCTACCGCGGACAGCACAGCCGGGACTGTTACGACAGTTTTCAACGACTATTTTAAAAACCACCCTCTTAACAAGCAGATGAGCCTAAAAATGGACGCAAAATGGACTGATAAAGTCCAAAGCGGGCAGCCCGTGAGCGCAAACTTTAATGGCACAGTCGTAACGGCTCAAATCGGCAAAGAGCAAGTGATTGGAAAAGATGAGCTCCTTTCTAAGTGGGGGAGTCAAGATGAAAATGACCCGACGGTTATCAACTGGACTGTACGCGTCAATTATGCACGCAAAGTCCTAAACTATGTGAAAATCATTGACGAAATGAGCGAAAACCAAAAACTAATTGATAACTATTTTGAAATCAAGAATATTGAAAGCCTAGATCCTTGGATCGATAAAGGATCTGCTATGGATCTCGTGAAATCTATTAGTAAGTCAGATCATGGCTTCACAATCACAATGGATCGTCTCGATCATATGATCTATCTAAATTACAAGACTAAATTGATTAATGCCGTTAAGGACTCAACAAACCCGACGAATAAAGTCGAGCTCAAAGCCGAAACAGATGGAGCTACTTCATATAGCTATGTTCAACTCGTCGGAGGCAAGGGCGACGCGTCCGGAGAAAACAAACCAGTCTGGGAAATTCCAAATGACGCGCCAAAATATGAAAAACCATCAATCGATTTTAACGATATCCCGCTTATGCCTCCGGCTCCGGTTTTAGATAAGCCGGAATGGACAGGTGGCACAACACCGTTTGACGCGCCACAACTTGATAAGCCCGAGTGGCAAGGCGGAGTCGTACCGTTCGACGCTCCGGTATTGAATAAACCAGAAATCAATATTGAGGATATTCCGCTACTTCCCCCAGCTCCCGTCTTGGATAAGCCGGAACTAGTGATCGATATTCCAGAGCCAAAACAAGACAAGCCAAACACACCAAACGAAACAACTGACAAGCCAAAAACGCCAGCGCCAAAAGAAACACCAAAAGTCGAAGAAGTAAAGATCAATAATCGCGTGGAAAATCACGCGGAAAGCGCGCGAAACGAATCTGAAGAAGTCGAAGCGTACAGCGCACCGGCTGCACTTCCGAATACTGGATCAGATTTCGGAATCGCGATCAGCCTTATCGGACTTTTGGGATTGAGCCTTGGAATTGCAGCAACGAAGAAAGAAAACTAAAAAGGAATAGAGGGGACTAATGGAACGAGAATTTGACCTACTACCACTTTTAGACCATATAGACCCCTCGATTCTATCTTATCAAGAATGGATAAACGTCGGAATGGCCTTAAAGCACGAAGGGTACACAGCCTCCGATTGGGATAACTGGTCCTTACGAGACCCAGCGCGATACCGTAAATTTGAGTGTTTCAAAAAATGGGACACCTTCAACGAAGAAGCGGGCTCGATCGTGACAGGCGGGACGATTGTCCAACTCGCGAAAGATCACGGCTGGGTGAACCCGTACTCAAGCGATAGCGAGAGAGCGCATGAGCTCGACTGGAACGATACCATCGATCGAGACTATCGCGTCATTGATAAGAACTGGATCGAGGGGAAAGAGATTCACGAGCCTACAAACTGGAATCCGGTGCAAGAGATTATCAAGTACCTCGAGGCCTTGTTTGAATCGTCCGAAAATGTCGGATATGTCACGGAGAGCTATCCAAAAGTAAACGACGAAACGGGCGAGATCGAGAAATGGCTTCCGACAAAGGGAGCCTATGACCGAACCGCCGGGCAACTGATCGAGCAGCTTTCCAAGTGTAACGGTGATATCGGGGCGGTCCTCGGGGACTATCGCAAGGAAGCGGGCGCGTGGATTCGATTCAATCCGCTCGACGGTAAGGGCGCCAAAAACGAGAACGTAACTGATTATCGTTATGCGCTCGTCGAATCGGACAGCATGAGCGTGGAAAAGCAAAACGCGATTTATAAAGAGCTTGAGTTGCCTATTGTGGCCCTTGTCTATAGTGGAAACAAGTCCTTGCACGCTATCGTGAAGGTGGACGCGGGCAACTATGACGAATACAGAAAGCGCGTTGACTATTTATATAAGATATGCCAAAAGAACGGGATATCAGTCGACACACAAAATCGAAATCCGTCGCGCTTGTCCCGTATGCCGGGCTTCGAACGGAATGGCCAGAAACAATTCCTTGTTGATACAAACATAGGTAAGCGTAACTGGGAAGAATGGTATCAGTACATCGAGGATATCAACGACGATCTTCCAGATCCGGAAGGGCTGGTCGATAGTTGGGACAATCTTCCAGAGCTTGCGCCCGAGTTGATTGAAGGCGTCCTTCGCCAAGGCCACAAAATGCTGATCGCGGGGCCGTCAAAAGCCGGGAAGTCTTTCAGCTTGATCGAAATGTCAATCGCAATCGCAGAAGGCAAGAAATGGCTTGAATGGAATTGCACACAAGGTAAGGTCCTATATGTCAATCTTGAGTTGGATCGTGCGTCATGTCTCCATAGATTCCGCGACGTGTACGAAGCAATGGAGCTTCAACCTAACAATCTCCAAAATATCGATATCTGGAACTTGCGCGGAAAGACTGTACCGATGGATAAGTTGGCTCCGAAATTGATCCGGAGATCACTCAAAAAGAATTATATAGCCGTCATTATTGACCCAATCTATAAAGTTCTGACAGGGGACGAAAACAGTGCGGACCAAATGGCACACTTTACGAACCAATTTGACAAAGTAGCGACAGAGCTCGGGTGCTCGGTGATCTATTGCCACCACCACTCAAAAGGTGCGCAAGGTGGCAAGAAATCAATGGATCGGGCCAGCGGTTCGGGCGTATTCGCTCGAGATCCAGACGCTTTGATCGACTTGGTAGAATTGGACGTCACAGAGGAGTTACTTACTCAGCGGATCAACCACACGGCGACTAGGATATACAAAGAGGCGCTACAAACGTGCAACCTTGGATATTACCAAGAGGAAGTGAGCCTTGACGATCTCCAAAGTCCCGCGATCATGCGGACACACTTCGAACAAGCAATTCCAAACGTGCTCGAGCGTAAGCCGTGGACTGAGAAGATCGAACAAGCCCGTCGAGCGATCGAAATTTCGACAGCGTGGCGCGTGGAAGGCACTCTTCGGGAGTTTGCCAAATTCAAGCCGATCAATATGTGGTTTAGCTATCCCGTGCATTTCTTGGACGATTCGGGAGTTTTGGCTGATATCCAGCTTGAGGAAAACAAGCCCGGGTGGTTGAAAGCTAAAGAAACTCGCAAAAAGAATGCAAAGGAAGATAAAAAGCAAAAGTTGATAGAGTTTGACGAAGCAATCGAAAATGCGAATTTTGGCGAACCACCATCTAAAGAAGAGGTAGCTGAATATTTAGGAATTTCTGTAAAAACAGTTACCCGCAGACTAAATTCATCTAAAAAATATTGGTTCGATAAGAACTCAAATTTGATAAAAGAAAAAGGACAAGACCATAAAAACGTGGTCGTGTCCGAATGAGACAGCACCATAAATTTATGGTTGTGTCTTTGTCCGAAAAGGACAGACAAGACCATAAAAACGTGGTCGTGTCCCGGACAGACAACTATATATTATATATATAGATAATGTCCTGTCGTCCATCATGTCCATACCTGTATAGACAGGGTTGCTTAAAACGCACCCTGTCATATACAAGGTTCATGGACTAAGCGCGAAAAATAAAATAAAAAAGAAAGGTAAAATAAAAATGTTTATTGCAGTACAAGGAAAATATATAAATGTCAATCATATAATTATGGTTGAAAAGATAGACACAAGTTCTGCTAAGATTTTCTTGAGCAATCAAAACGAACCTATCGAAGTTGCTTTATCTTATGCAAGTATTTTAGGCAAAATAAGCAGAGCTCTTGGAATATTAGAAAAAAGTAGAAAGGATTCCTTATGATTGAGTTCTTTTTGCCGATGGAAAAAATTCCGACGACAACGCACCAGCAAAAAAAAGTAAATGTCAGAAATGGCAAGCCGATTTTTTACGAGCCCGAGGAGCTGAAAAACGCACGAGCAAAATTTGAAAGTTTACTTGCGCGTCACGTTCCACCAGACAAGCTAAAAGGACCAGTACGGTTAACGGTCAAATGGTGCTTCCCAATGATAAAGGGGGTACGAACTGGCCAGTATAAAACAACCGCACCAGACACAGACAATCTTCAAAAATTATTCAAGGATTGCATGAGTGAGGTTGGTTTTTGGAAAAATGACGCACAGGTCGCAAGCGAGATCGCTGAGAAGTTTTGGTCTGAGGTCGTGGGGATCTATGTCAGAGTGGAGGAGTGGGACGATGAATTATATACATTTCTTTAGTGTCGAGCTCCCGGACTTTATGGCACGAAATAACCAAGTCGCGCAAAGCCTCGGTTTTGGATCCGAGCGTTACTGGTTCTGGACCGTGGACGCGATCGCTGAGATTTGCAAAAAGTACAATGACGATGAATTAGTCGTAAAGCAATTCGGGCTCTTGTTTGAATGGCTCGAAAAGCAAGCGGAAGGAGTGGCACAATGAAAGAAAAGTCTTATTTTGAGGTTTTGAAAGAAATAGAACGTGACCGCGATAAGTGCAATAAGTACGAACGTTTTGACGTGCAATTATTGCTCGGGTCTATATGCGCAAAACTTGTCGAACAAGTGGAAAAAGACGAGAAAGTAGAATCGATCAACTATACGATACCGATCAGAGATCAAGTATACGACATAACGGTTCGTCGGTTGAAAAAGAACGAAGGTGGTAGTGATGGAATATGTGAAATATGACTCGAAGCAACGCGAAGCCTTGAAAAAGAGCCTTAGGCGCTTGATGGACGAAAAAGGAGTCACGAAAGCCCAACTAGCAAGAAAGCTGGGCTGGTCCTATAACACAATCGATTATTGGTTACGTGGGGATCGCGTACCCGATCGAACAGGAATCGAGGCTATATGCGATTATTTCGGAATCGACGACGTGGAACTACTGGGATCTGAAATGAAAGTCCGGACCTTCGCTTATTATAAAAACGATACGCTTATTGCTTTCGGGACCATGGAAGAGATCGCAGAACAAACTGGGCGAAAAATCGAGTCCTTGCGGAGTCTTCTTTGCAATTCAAAACGATTTAATAAAACAACGAAAACATACATGATCGAGCTCGAAGACGATAGACGATACAAGCTAAAATTTAAGCAGTCGTTCACGATCGACGAGCTAAATCTAAAAGGGATTGGGTGGTTGCTAGAAAGCCCACTCGTAGAAGTAGAAGAGGTGGAAGAATGAATAAGCAGGAGTTGATAAAAATTTATGAGGACACTAGCTGTACTCTTATTTCAATTAATGGAGTTTTGGAAGATCTCAGACAACTAGATGAACCGAAAGAAAAAGTCACGCTTCCACGGCCAGTGGCAAACTGGATCTCTTGTGTGAGAGGACGAAACAAGACTTTACATTTTGCGCTAGAAAATGCACCAGAAGATGTGAATCTTTGGTTTTGTGAAGATGAAAAGAATCGGCAAAATGTTTTCGCTGACGCTTGGGTGAATGGCTATCATATTGAAAAAGAAAAACGATATATCGTAACAGTAAAAAATATCGGTGACGGCTGGGAGTATCTGAAATGGAACAGCGTACAACGTTACTGGTATTTTGGCAATAAGAAAAGACTAGACGATGTCCGTTTGTATCACACGTTAGAAAATCTGCAAAAAGAGGGCTTCGGGAACGTGTTTGTAAACCCGCTCTTTACGATTGAGGAGGTGACGGAATGAGCGATAGTGTGTTTATATACGCCTTCACAAGATATGGCTGGACTGAAGAATGTATAGATGTTAACGAAGTAGCTTATGTGGACTTTGAGAAAGGCCAGATATGTCTTAAAGCGCATGACGCGCGGATTCCACGTATGATTCAGACTACTTCAGTTGACTTGTATAACGTCGAAAAGGCTTTGTTAAGAAATCGGAGGGGATAATTAATGGATCTATTAACACTTATATTCGGAGGCTTATCGCTTGCGTGGCTGGGAGGCCTCGCGGTGATCGGCTGGGCTATGTGGAAAGAGGGACGAGAAGATGACGAATAATGATAAGATGATACGTGCGAATTTTGCGTTTATCCTTTTTATCCTAATTGCCGTATGCGTCAATCTGAATACGCGAGTACGAGTGCTTGAAACAAGCAACAGCGAGCTACAACAAACAATCCAAACACAAAAGGACGAGCTCGAGAAAATCGAAGAAAAAAACACAATGCAAGACGTGATTATAAACAAATTGAACAATGATTATAATTCGCGTATGGCGCAACAATTACAAGAGATCACCGATATTAATGGCGTGGGGGGATAGCGTGAAAGTCTATATCGTAAGAAAGTATAACAAGCTGACGCGTTGGGATTGCAACCATTCGGCGAAATTCGAGGAATTTGAATTCCCGACGAAGGCCCAAGCGTTAGAATTTCGAAACAGTCACAAAAAAGGCGTCTTCGATATTTACGAAAAAGAAGCATAAAAGCCCAGTTGGGGTAGAAAGGAGGGGAGCTTGAGAATTGAGACAAGATATGGATATCTAATTGACGCGCTTCGACGCTATCCATTCGATAAAGAGATCAAGGAACGAATCGAAGAGATCACTTTTCCTTATCAAAATTTTGACGAGAACTGGTTCATTAAGAGCAAGGCAGCAAGTAACACGCCAGAGGCTTTAAAAAATGTGATCCTAAAAGAAAATGATCCGGAATTAATTCGGCTCTATACGCTCGCAGAAGCAATCGCAGAATACACAAGCGAGTGTGCTCCCTCAAATTGGGAGGCGATCAAATGCTTATATGTGACACGATCAAAGAACGTCGAAGGCGTGGCCCTCGAGTTGTTTATGTCCAAAAACTCAGTCTATCGAAATGTTATCAAACCCTTTTTCGAAGGACTCGAAAAAAAGGTTACAAGTATTTTTTTAAAAAGTCGCTGAAATTTGGGAAAAGTGTTCAAAAAAAGGTGGTAAAATTGTATTATCGGAAGATTGAAGGAAACAGAGATCTTCCAGCGGACGACAGGGCCAGACGACAGGGCCAACAGTTACAGCACGTTTTTACTTTTCATAGTTTTAACCTTCTCCGGTTATGGGGTCTCCTTATATTTTTTAAAAATTTTTCGTTTCGGCGGTTCGATTCCGCCCGTCCGCTTTAGAGATAGACTAACTCCCAAAGTCTATCTTTTTTATTTTGCCCGAAAGGAGTGTCTAGTGATTGGGTAGATTAACATTAAAACAAGAAACGTTTGTCCAAGGGCTAATCGCTGGATTATCCCAAAGGCAAGCATATAAACAAGCGTACAAGACGGATAATATGCTAGAGAGTTCTATTGATAGCAAGGCCTCAACTTTATTCAAAGAGGTAAAGATTCGGGAAAGGTACAGGGAATTGCTTAAGGAGTTCTCTAATATGTCCTTATGGTCGAGAGAGTGCGCTTTTAGTGAGTACGAATGGTTGAAGAATAAAGCTAGAGCAAGCATCGAAAACGACGGTGTGAGACAAGCCAATTCGAACGCTTTCCTTTCTGCTATCGAGGGAATGAATAACATGACATTTCATGATTTGGAATTGGAAGACAAGAAGATGTTACTTGAGATTGAGAAGTTGAAGACACAGACAGAACAAGGAACCGGCTCAGATCTGAATATAACTATTGTAGATGCGTGGTCTAAAGATGGAAGTTAGGATCCAAGACAATGTTAACCCGAACTTCAAAGAGGTCTGGACTACCAGCAAGCCTTACAATGTTTTGAAAGGCGGTCGTAACTCTTTCAAATCCTCAGTGATAGCTCTTTTACTGGTCTATATGATGATTCCATTCCTTATCGCTGGTAAAAAAGCGAATGTGGTCGTTATTCGTAAAGTCGGTAACACTATTCGAGATAGCGTCTTTTTAAAAATACAATGGGCTTTGAATAAATTTGGGTTATCCGGACGGTTCAAGGCTACTGTATCGCCTTTTAAGATACAAGACTCAGTCACAGGGTCTTGCTTCTATTTCTACGGTCAAGACGACTTTCAGAAGTTGAAATCGAATGACATAGGGGATATTATAGCGGTCTGGTATGAGGAAGCTGCGGAATTTAGTAACAAAGAAGATTTTGACCAGTCAAATGTGACCTTTATGAGACAGAAGCATCCAGATATTGACTTTGTGAAGTTCTTTTGGTCGTACAACCCGCCACGAAATCCATATAGCTGGATCAATGAGTGGGCAGAAGAACTGAAGAATAACGAGAATTATCTTGTGCATTCGTCGTCTTATTTAGATGATAAACTAGGCTTTGTCACGGAGCAAATGCTGGAAGATATCGAACGCATTAAAGAGAATGACTACGACTACTACAGATACATCTACCTGGGAGAGCCGGTTGGACTTGGTACAAACGTGTATAACATGGAGCTGTTTAGGCCAACTACAGAAGTACCAAGTGATGAACGTGTTATCGGTCAATTCTTTGCAGTTGATAGCGGACATCAACAATCTGCTACGACGTGCTTGCATTTAGTTATGACAAGTGCTGATAAGGTTTATCTAATTGATAACTACTACTACAGTCCAGCGGGTAAGACACACAAGAAAGCTCCAAGCACGCTATCTAAAGACTTGCATTATTTTGTGACAGAGCAAGCGAAGCAATTCCCAAACGCTCCTATTCTCAATATGACGATAGATAGTGCCGAGGGCGCGTTGCGTAATCAATATTTCGAAGACTTTGGAGAGCGCTGGCATCCGGTAGCTAAGAAAAAGAAAATCGTCATGACTGAGTTTGTGCAGTCGCTTCTAGCAGAGGGTCGCTTTTTTTATTTAAAAACGGTAAACAATCTGAAGTATTTTATTGAGGAGCATAAAAAATACCAGTGGGAAGAAAAGTCAATCATGAACGACGATCCGAAAGTTATCAAGGAAGACGACCATACGTGTGATGCTCTGCAATATTTTGTAATTGATAACGCACGTTATCTAAATTTAAAGGTTTAATTTAAATGGGAATTATACAACGAATAGTAAATATATTTAAGAGAGGACAGTATGCGATGCAACAACAATCGCTAGGCAATATCACAGAACACCCACAAATTGCAGTGAGCCAGGAAGAATACAAACGCATTATGCGCAATCTACGATATTATCAGTCCAAGTGGGATGATGTGGAGTTTATGAATACAAATGGCGACATGGTTAAACGACCATTCAACCACTTACCAATTGGACGGACTGCAGCAAAAAAGATCGCAAGCCTTGTCTATAACGAACAAGCTACAATCACAGTAGATGAAACTGTAGGTGGTGCTAATGAGTACGTGCAAAGCGTGTTGCTGAATGATCGCTTTAATAAGAACTTCGAGCGTTATTTTGAGAGCTGTCTTGCCCTGGGTGGACTTGCCATGCGGCCTTATGTTGATGGTGATAAAATCAAAATTGCATTCGTACAAGCTCCTGTATTCTTGCCTATGCGATCTAATACGCAAGATGTATCGAGTGCTGCTATTGTTACCAAAACAATCAAGTCAGAGGGACAAAAGAATGTATATTATACTTTGATTGAATTCCATGAGTGGAAGAATGAAGAGAAATATACAATCACTAATGAACTCTACAGATCAGAGGTTAAGGATCGAGTGGGTGATCGTGTGCCATTGTCTGAACTCTACGAGGAGTTAGATGAAACAACGACAATTAAAGGGTTGAGTCGTCCGCTATTCACTTACTTAAAGACTGCTGGCATGAATAACAAAGACATTAACAGTCCTTTAGGCCTGTCTATCTTTGATAATGCTAAGAGTACAATCGACTTTATCAACACCACTTATGACGAATTCAAGTGGGAGGTCAAGATGGGACAGCGTAGGGTAGCAGTTCCAGAACAGACAGTACGTACAGAGTTTAACTCACGCAATGAGAAAGTCACAGTCACACGCAAGTTTGATCCTAATCAAAATGTATACGAGAAGTTCGATACAGGCGGATTAGATGGGTCTATTAACATTACTGACCTAACGACTCCTATTCGCTCAGAAGACTATATTAAGGCTATCAACGAGGGATTGAGCCTCTTTGAAATGCAGATAGGTGTATCTGCTGGTATGTTTAGTTTTGATGGCAAGAGCATGAAGACCGCAACAGAGATTGTAAGTGAAAACTCAGACACTTACCAAATGCGCAATAGTCTTGTGTCTTTGGTCGAGCAGTCTTTGAAAGAGTTGGTTATTTCGATTTGCGAACTCGGTTCGCTCTACGATTTTTACGACGGTCCTATTCCAGAGATGGAGCAGATCAGTGTTAACCTGGACGATGGTGTCTTTACCGATCGCAACAATGAGTTGGAATACTGGACGAAAGCTCTTGCGAGTGGTCTGGTTGATCGTAAGACAGCAATTCAACGCGCTTTGAAACTAACAGAGGAAGAAGCTGGCCAGATGGTACGACGTATAAACAACGAAACGATGGCTACTGCTAATTCTGAGCGTGATACAACAGACATTAAAATTTACGGAGAATGATGAAGTATGAGCAAGAGGCTGCCGATACAATTTAATGACGAACAGTTAGAACTTGGATCGAGTCGTCTTGCTGATCTCTATCATAAGTTAACTGTCGAACTCTTTGAGCAGATGGTGGATAGGCTTCTGGAACGTGGTACAACATCCCTCACAGACAATCCCTACATCTGGCAACTGGAAAAACTCAATCAGATGCACGCGCTCAACGAACACAATCTTAAAGTAATATCTAAGTATACGGATATCACGGAAGAGCAACTAAGAAATGTCATTGAGGGTGAAGGCCTAAAGATATACACGGACACCAAGAGCCAACTATTGGAAGATCTAAATAAAGATCCTCACTTTGACACAAGCCACGTACAAAAACAACTAGAAGCCTATTTAGAGCAAGCGAGCGGTGACATTAATAACCTAATCAATACAACACTGCCAAATGTTGTTAACGAGGTTTATCGTAACATCGCCAAGGAGACGGTTGCTAATGTTGCGACTGGTGTTGCCACACCAGACAAGGCGATTGCTGAAACTGTCATGAAATGGCAGGAAGTCGGATTTAGAGGGTTTAAAGACCGAGGAGGGAAGAACTGGCGCATTGACAACTACGCACGTACAGTTGTTAAAACTACGACACGTAGGGTATACCGCCAGATGCGCACACAACCAGCGGACGAGCTGGGTATTGATACCTTTTACTACTCAAAGAAAGCAACTGCGAGAGAGGCTTGCGCTCCTCTGCAACATCACATTGTAACGTATGGTGAAGCAAGAGAAGAGGGTGGCTACAGCGTCCTATCACTGGCAGATCATGGCTACGATACACCAGCAGGCTGTCTTGGTATCAACTGCGGGCATTATCTAACACCTTTTGTTATCGGTGTTAACGATATGCCAGACTTGGGCGATGATGTTAAAAACATCACGCCAGAAGATGCAATCAGAAATGCTAACGCACAGGCTAAGCAAAGGGCATTAGAGCGGTCTATAAGAGACAGTAAGGAAAAACTACACATTGCCAATAAGTTAGGTGATAAGGACCTTATAGATAAGTACAAGAGTAAGATACGCACTCAGCAAGGCGCTATGCGTGATTTTCTTAAAGATAAGCCTTTCCTTCATCGTGATTATGCTAGAGAAAAGTACCACAAAGGTCCATATACAGATGCTAAGAAAGAGGTTAAGGTCAGAAAAGAATTTGAAAAGCTGGATAAACACAGAGCAGAGCAGAAAGAAATGCGAGAACGTTTCACAAACGCTACAAAAGATGGTATAATTAAGGCAGAAATAAATGAGCAAAAACAAGCTAACCACATCAAAGGTACTAACGAATGGTACAGAAGACTTAAAACTGAATTAGCTAATGGCAATCAGGTTGAGCCGAGTTATTTGACAATATCAATGGATGAGGCTGCCGAGCTTATTAAACGTTACTCAGGAACAGGGAAATTCTTGTATAAAGAAGATCCTGACTACATTCCTAAAAAAGAGATCATAAAACATAGTCACAAGATAGGTATGTATATTGACCAACGCACAGGCGAGATGTTTGAAACTGATAGCTTCAGGATACACTATAGAAAGACAGGGGCGCACATTGTCCCGACGTATGGAGGTAAGTTATGAAATTATGGAATTTTTTAAGACAAAACGTGAAACTTGTGCTTAAAGATGGCTCAATCATTTCAGGCTTTGTCCAAGAATACTGCAACAAAGATGACAACGATGAGGAGATTGACTCAATCGGCTTGGATGTTGACGGTACCCTTTATGAGTATTTTGAGGATGAAATCCTTAGCATTTCAGTAGCATAGCGCTTTAGAGTAATCTAGGCGCTTTTATTATGCCTAAAAAATAGGAGGTGATCCGTCATCTTGACTAGCAGGAACAGACTGCTACTTAATTGTTATAAGAAACCGTATGAGAATTCATGCGGTTTTTATTTTGCGCTCATTTTTGGATAAGAGGTTGTTTCCTCCTTATTTCTTACCTCTTGCGGGATCGTTACCCGCTGGGCGCTTTCGACTTTATCCACAGTCGCTAAAGAATGGAAGATCACAATTTAGGAGGGGCAAGTAATGTCCGAAGAAATCCAAACAACAGACCAGCCTGTAAATGCTGGAGAGGTGGCAACTGCCGAAGTTGCAAAAGAGGAAATTAAGACATTTACACAAGAGGAAGTAAATGGATTGGTAGCCAAAGAAGCCAAAAAGGCACAGGAAAAGATCTTTAAAAGCCTGGGATTTGAAGATGTCAAGAGTGCTAAAGAAGGCTTCGAACAGTTGAGAGAGTGGAAAGACTCACAGAAGACAGAAGCGGAGAAACAATCTGAGGCGATCGCTGACAAGGAGAAGCAACTTGAAGCAATGCGCTTGGAAAACCAACAACTGACTGCAAAATATGCAGCTCTTACGTTGGGTGTACGTTCTGATGCTGTCGACGATGTCATTGCACTGGCTCAAAGCAAAGTGACTGATGATGTGACAATCAATGATGCGATCGCAGAAGTCCTTGCAAAATACCCACAATTCGGGAATGTACCCGAAGAACCCAAGGAAGAACCGAAACCCAGCTTCTCAGTCGGTGGCACACCATCGGTTAAAGAAGAGGGCAAGGTTGATCCTTTTGAGGCTATTATCGCCTCTTATGGCAAGAAAAAATAAGAAAGGAACATAATCTATGCCAAATAACAACCTAGCTGCTGCTCGCTACGAGAAACAATATCGTGATATGCTCGCTACTGTATTCGGAGTGAATGCGGCATTTATCAATGCTTTGTCTCCTATCCAAATTTTGGACGGTGTACAAGAAAACACTACTGCTTTTTCAGTTAAAACCAACGGAACTCCTGTCGTTGTGGGTGAATACTCAACCGATACCAACGATGGTGGTTTTGGAACTGGTGCTGGTAAATCTCGTTTTGGTGAATTGAAAGAAATCAAGTATACCAACACAGATGTACCTTACGACTACACACTTGCAATCCACGAAGGTATCGACCGCTACACAGTCAACAACAACATTGAGGCTGCAATCGCTGATCGTTTGAAACTCAACGCAGAAGCTCAAACCCGTGGAATGAGCAAACGTATCGGTAAATTCTTGTCAACTGCTGCAGGTAAAACAGAAGCCCTCACAGATATGCAAGAAGCTACTGTACGTACTTTGGTTAACAAGATCAAAGCATACTACAGCAACAACGAAGTGATCGCTCCTGTTACATTGTATCTACGCACTGAATTGTTCAACGCAATCGTAGATATGACTGCAAATACTTCTGCTAAAGGATCAAGCGTATCTATTGACGAGAATGGCCTTGCTAAATACAAAGGCTTTGCCCTTGTAGAAACACCAGAACAATACTTTGAATCTGGCGATGTCGCTTACTTCGTACCAGATGGAATTATCATTCCATTCGTAGGTATCTCTACTGCTCGTACAGTAGAGGCAGAAGACTTCGACGGTGTTAAATTGCAAGCTGCTGCTAAAGGTGGTACGTATGCACTCGAAGATAACAAGAAAGCGATTGTTAAGGTAACTGGTACAGTCGTTTAGTAGGAGGTAGCTATTGGCACTTTTTAAAACAACAAAAAACGTTTTCTTCCAAGATCTTGATATCACAGTGTTAGAAAGTGATGTCGTAGAACTTGATGACGCGACAGCTAAAGAATTAATCGAAAAGTTGGCAGATGTATTCCCTGGCGAAACTGTACTGATCGAAGTTACAGAAGCTGGGGAACAGAAACCGAAACGCAGTCGCAAGAAGAAAGCAGACACAGAAACTACAGAAACGGAAGAGGTTGAGGCATAATCCAACCTCTTCTATAAATAAAAGAGGTGAGAACATGGATTACTTAACCTATCCAGAATATCTTAAATTAGGCTTTGACGAAACAGACAAATACGATGAATTGTATAAGCGGGCAGAAATGACTGTCAACTTGTACATCCACAATTTCTATGCATACAAGGACTTTGACAGTGACTTTGAACCACGCAAAAAAGCAGTCAAGAATGCAGTCGCTAACCAGATAGCATATTTGGAACGAACTGGAATTATGAGCGCAGAAGAGAAACAATCACTAGCAAGTGTGACAGTTGGACGTACCACTGTAAGCTACCAAAATGGCACACAGAGTGTCTCTAGTGGTAAGCGGTATAACTTATCACTCGATGCTGAAAACTGGCTCAATATGGCTGGATTTAACTATAGTGGGGTCTGCTATGATCGATAAGAGAATGTTAGTAGATACAGCTATTATTAAGAAGCGTGTTGGCATTGATGAGTGGGGCAAAGAAACCTTCGGTGGTGATCTATACATCAGTCCTTGCCGTTTTGACGAAAGCACCGCACACGTACAATCACAGAAGTCTGGAAAGAGCAAGAACCGTACAGACCAGTTTGCTGGAGTGCTGTACATTGATACAGATTACTGCAATTTTGAAATTGACAGATCATACATTGATGGGAAATTGATTGTAGACAACCAAGAATACATCATTGTCAAGATCATCCCAAACAGACACCCGATTAATAAGCGAATACTTACTTATGAAATTGAGGTGATCTAATGGGGATTAGTATCACAGTTGATCTGGGACGGATCAATAAGAAGTTTGGCCCAAACGCAAAGAAAGTCGCTGAGTACGCTATTGCTAACCAAGCAATGCTAGATATGGAAAGGTTTGTACCTCTCCGTGATGGTAGTCTCAGAGGTCATGGACACGTATCTGGCAACCAAATTGTGTATAACACAGTCTATGCTAGAGCGCAGTTTTACGGATCCTCTTACAACAAACTTCGTAGTTTTACTTTTAAGAAGTATACAACTGCTGGGACTGGTAAACGATGGGATTTGAAAGCAAAAGGATTGTATGGCGACAAGTGGGCGGATAAAGGAAGGGAGGCATTAGGACTATGATTGCTAAAAATGATTTTTTAGAAAGGCTTAATGCTTTCATTAACTCGATAGATCTCCCTATTAAATCCCGTATGGATTATTTAGATGAGGACGAGAGCCTTGTGGTCTATCCACTGGCTGGTGGAAAGATCAATAAAATCTATATGGACGAGGCTAGGGATGTATCTCTACCATTTGAAATCGCAGTTAAGACGAAAGATCATGAGAAAGCTAATACTTGTCTATGGGCAGTTAACGAGGCTTTATCCGATTTATTCGTAGACATTCCAAGCGCTAACGGATCGTATGCGTTCGAAAATTTAGAAGTGGCAATGCCGTTTTTGAATGAAAGAGACGAGCAAGGCTACTACATCTATTTACAAGATATTCAAGCAAATATTACGGTTTTTCAACCGCAAAAAGAAAGGAATTAATTAATATATGGCACGTTATAAAAACGCCCTACGTGGGCATTTCATCGCTCCTGTAACTGATCCAAAAGTAGAACCAGAAAAATCTACTTACTTGGAGCTTGCGAAATGGATCGAAGACATCGCAGATGATACAGACGAGGCTACAACTTCTGTAGCTTATTATGATGGAGACGGTACGGAAGAAACTACAGTTACATCTGTCAAAGGCTCTTACACTTTTAAAGGCACATACGACAAGGAAGACCCAGCCATGAAGCACATCGCTGGTCTTAAATACAAACTCGGCAATGAACGACTTGTATGGCATAAGATCGTAGATGCTGATGGCAAGAACCAAGCAGTCGGAATCGCTACCGTATCTGATATTAAAGCTGGTTCGGGCGCTGCTGCAGAATACGAAGAATTTTCTTGCAAAATCTCGTATAACTCCCTTCCAAAAATTTCAGCAGTCGTCTAATCAAATTATTGGGCGCTATCTGTTTAGGTAGCGCTCTTTTTTGTGCATTAAAGGAGGAAAAATCATGTCTATTTCAATCGAATTAAAACGCAATTATATCCCTATCAACATCGGAGAAATTGAACTCCAATTTGATACATCACTAGAGAATATCTCGCGCCTTGCAACGCTCCAGGAAGAGATCGTAGAACGCTTTAACAAGTATCAGTTAGAACTGGTTGAGCGCTCCAATAATGGAGAGTTTGACGATCTTAAAGAGGGAATCGTTAATAAAAAAGTTATTGACGAAGCCTTTGAGATTCAGAAGAAAATGACGGAGATTAAGTATGATGTCTTATTCGGTGACGGTACCTTTGCTGGACTCTATGAACGTTATCCAGACCTTGACGCTTTGGATCATGCATTTGATGAGGTAGATACCTTGTTGGGTGCTGAAATCGAACGTCTAGGACAAGAACGGGCCAAGGCATCGGGTGCGGTTGCTGAGTCGTTTGTCAAAAAAGCAAAAGCTAAGAAAACCAAAAAATCCAGCAAAAAATAACAAGGAGGACCGCTCATGAAATTAAATGAGCCTATACAAAACTCCTTTGAATTAAACGGTCGCACTTACGAGGTGGACTGCTCCTTTGATCTGGTGCTAGATGTCTTTGAGATATTTGACAACGAAGTCATGAACAATCTTGAGAAGATGCGTACAGCGGTTTTAATAATGACGGACGAAGCCTTGGACAATCCAGAGGATATAGTGGCCGTATGGGAATATATCGACGAGCACTTTTTAAAGACTAAAAAAGAGTGCGTGGTTTATGACCGTCATGGCAACCCTATGCCGGTAGCCAAGGACGAAGAAGATGAAACACGTTTGATTGATTTTGAAGTAGACGCGCAGGAAATATATGCTAGCTTTGTGCAAGCGTATAATATCAACCTCTTTGAAGCACAAGGCCGGCTAACATGGCCCGAATTTATCGCGCTACTTAACGGTTTACCAGAGGGAACGGCTGTATCTCAATTGGTAGAGATACGGTCTTGGAAACCCTCAAAGAACGATAGTAGCGAGTATAAGGCCAAAATGCGCCGGTTACAAAACAAATACAGATTAGACGGAAAGGAGGGAGATGAATAATGGCAGATGGAAAGATAGTTATTGACGTCCAGGTTAACGGGCGAAAACTTACAGAGCTATCTGATGCCTTGAAGCGTTTAGAGTCCGAAGCTCGAAGATCGGGCCAGGGAGTCAAAAGTGCCGGAGATGGTATCCAGGCTACTGGTGACAAGGCTTTAAGAGCTGGACAAGGTTTTAAACGTGCCGGTGACCGTATGGCCGAGGGTGCGAAACTATCGGAAACCTCTAGTAATGGCTTCCGTCGTGCTGGTGAGAAGATCAAAGAAAGTTCAGAAGTCGCTTCCAACTCTGGGAATGGCTTTAAAAGAGCTGGTGAAAAGATCAAGGAAAGCTCTGATCTAGCTGGACGCTCTGGAAACGGCTTTAAACAAGCCGGTGAGAAAGTAAAAGAAAGTTCTGACCTTGCCCAGAGATCAGGAGATGGCTTTAAACAGGCATCGAACAAAATTAAGTCAGCTAGCAATGAAGCTAGCTCTGGCGGTGAAGGCTTTAAACAAGCTGGACACAAAGTAAAAGCCTCTGGTGAAGAAGCCAAAGGGGGCGGTGCTGGTTTTAAAAAGGCTGGTGAAGACGCCAAGGCAGGCGGTGACAAAGCTGGGCAGGGTGCTAAAGGCTTTGAAAAGATCAAGGACGCAATTAAGAACTTCTCAGTCGGTGCGGTAGCCTTTAAAGCTGTCAGCTCTGCGATGAACCTTGTAAGCCAGTCAATGGATAAGGCTATTGACCGGTTCGATACCTTGCAACGCTTCCCTAAAGTAATGAAGTCTTTGGGCCACTCTTCAAAAGATGTGGCAGCATCTACCAAGTTGCTTTCTGAGGGTATCGAGGGACTACCTACAACACTTGATACAGTTGTAAGTACCACTCAAAAACTAACCTCAATGACTGGTAACCTCAAGCAGTCTACTAAGCTAACAATCGCATTAAATAATGCATTTCTCGCGTCTGGTGCATCAACGGAAGATGCTAGCCGTGGTCTACAACAATATACCCAGATGTTATCAGCCGGTAAGGTTGATATGCAGAGTTGGAAGACCTTGCAAGAAACCATGCCTTACGCTTTGCAGAAGACTGCTGAAAGTTTTGGTTTTGCTGGTGCATCGGCCCAGAAAGACTTCTATTCAGCCTTACAAGACGGAAAGATCACGTTTACTGATTTTAGTAAGCGTCTGATTGAGCTGAATAAAGGCACGAACGGCTTTGCTGAAATGGCAAAGAAAAACTCTGAGGGTATCAAGACTTCATTCGGCAACATCGTGAACGCGGTAGCAAAAGGGATCGCAAACGTAATTGCCGAGTTTGATAAGATGAGCAAAGCCGTTACTGGAAAGAGTATTGCCCAGAACCTTGATAGCATTAAAGGAGCAGTAAACAGTACTTTTAATGTAATCATTAGTGTCATTCGTGGTGCGACTCCAGTTGTTAAATCACTAGTCAGTGTATTGGGCTTCCTCAAACCTGTTTTAGATCCGCTTATCTCGGTATTTGCTGGTGTCGTATCAGCAGTCTTGCTCTTTAAAGGAGCTATGCTGGGGCTGTCTATTATCAAGGGTATCGGTAGCCTAATTGGTACGCTTATCACTTCCCTTGTATCTTTAACCAGTACCTCACTTGTAGCAACGGGTGCCACTACTGGACTCGCTGGGGCTTTGGCAGCTCTATCATCTGGCGGAGTCTTTCTGGTCGTCGGGGCTATCGCTGGTCTGGTGTCATGGTTGACGCAGGAAAGTGAAGCGTCCAAGGAAGCCAAGGCCAAGAACGAAGAGTTTAAACGCTCCCTCGATGACTTACACGAAAGTGTTAACAAAGGCAATGAAGCCTATAAAGATCGTAGAAACGAGATCCAAGCGACAGCAGAGGACAATGAACGACTAGTCAAGAAGATCGACGAATTAAACGCAGTCGAGAATAAGACTGCAGCTCAAAAGAAAGAGCTTGCGTCAGCAGCAGAAACCCTTAACTCACGCATCGAGGGTCTAAATATCCAGTACGACAAGGCGACCGGCACAATCAATATGACAACGGACGCGATCCGTAAGCAGATTGAGATTGCCAAGGCATCGGCTGAAATTGAAGCCGCCAACCAGAAAATGGTAGAAAATGCCAAGAAGCGCCTTGAAATCAAGGATAAGATAAAGGAAGTTGAGAAACAGTACCAGGATCTTGTCGAAAAAACTGATAGCGTGGAAGAAGGCTCTTTCAGTAACTCGCGAATCCGTGAAGGGGCCAAGGCAGAATTTAAGAAAAAATACAACGAAGAAGTCAAGAAGCTCCAGGACGACATCAAAAAAACCGAGGATTCTGATAACGAATTAACGAATACAATCGTTAAAAACAACGAAACTAAGGCCAAGTCTACAGAAGATGCGTCTGGTCGTATGATTTATACGATGGAGAACATGAACGAGGCTCAGCGAAAAGCTGTAGAGATGATGCAACAAGAGTTTGCTAATCTCAAAGGTGAAGTTCAGAACGCGTTCCAAGCTATTGAGCAACAGACAGCCTTATCTGCAGATCAAATGACCGCCAACTTGCAGAAGAACATTGACGCAGTAGATAAGTGGTCTCAGAATCTTGAAACACTCGCTAAACGTGGACTTGACCAAGGGCTTATCGAACAAATGCGCCAGGCCGGCCCTAAAATGGCAGACCAAACGCAGGCCCTTGTCAATGCATCAGATGAACAGCTAGGCGCTCTTAATACTAAATGGACGGAAGCCGGCGACAAAGCCAAGGAAGGCTTCTTGCGTGGTATTCGTGCAACTGGTCAAGAGCTACCTCCAGAAATCCAAAGTATGGTAACAGCTATCGGTGATGAGTTTAGAATAGCCCTCGCTGATGCAGGTTTTGAAGTAAAAGGTCGCGAAATCCCTCAAAAGACCGCAGAGGGTATTAGATCTGGAAAAGGCGATGTCCAACAGGCAGCATCTGAAGTCACAGAGGCATCTAAACAAGCCTTTAACAACTTACCAACAGAAGCCAAATACAGCGGATCACAAGTGAGCGGTGGATATGCCCAAGGTATCACGGACAACCAAGGATCAGTCCAGGGCGCAGTTGACGGCCTCAAGAATGCCTCTCTAGGTGTTTTGGCTAATTTGTTCGGCGAGGGTCAAGTAAAAGGTGCTGAACTTGGCGCCGGTGTCGGAGACGGTGTATTGAGCCGGTCCGATGTCGTGCAAGGTGCAGCAAGTACCCTCAAATCAAATGCGACTGCTACAATGGACGGCATGGCCACGGACGGACAAAATAAAGGGTCTGAATTTGGCTCTGGTATCGCAACCGGTATCGCTGTCGGTCAACAGGTAGCAGTTGGTGCAGCATCTGTGATGAACCTTGCTATTTCGGCTCAATTCCTCGCGATGTCCATGAACGGGCAACAGTACGGTTCACAATTCGGTACTGGCATCGGTGGTGGTATCAATTCCTCGCAAGGTATTGCTACTGGTGCGTCTAATGCGATGAAGATGATGATTAATGCGTCAGTTAACTCGCTAGGGCACGACGGTAGAAATGCTGGATCACAATTTGGTACGGGTGTTACTAGTGGTATCGCTAGCCAAAACGGCGCGGTACATGGTGCGTCAAGTGCCTTGAAATCATCGGCTCACAGCGGAATGTCTGGTGGATATAGTGGAGGTTATAGCGCAGGTACGGCTATTGGCGAGGGCATGATGAGCGGTATCTATGCGATGGCTGGATCGGTTGCAGCAGCAGCAGCCAGCATCGCAAGTAGCGCGGTTGCAGCAGCCCGATCTACTTTGCGGATCAACTCGCCATCAAAAGTCTTTAGAGATCAAGTCGGTCGCGCTATCCCAGAGGGTATGGCAGTAGGTATTGAAAAATACGGCTACTATGTAGACGACTCAATGACTGACCTTGCGAATAAAACCGTAGAGTCTAGCAAGAAATACACGGATGGCTTTGGCTTTAACTTGCCAGGTCGCGGTGATCTTGTCAGTGGTCTGACTGATACACTAGCTACTCGCTTCGGCTACGCAGGCGGTGGAAGCTCAAGCTCAAACGTAACCAACAACTACACACTCAACGCAAACGGTACGGCTAATGACAACTTCTTTAGCCCGGAAAATATGCGCAGGCTCTTGCGTGAGCTTGCTTACTATACAAACTTGGAAGGAGGTAGAATGGCATAATGGGAAGTTTTACTTTTAATGGTGTATCAAGCACTACTCATGGTCTACGAGTGACCAGCGACTATATTATTAGTTCCACTGGTAGCGACGTAGAAACAGTAGCGGTCCCTGGTCGTGATGGTGATCTATTGATCTCAAAGAACCGTCTTAAATCTGTTACTATCGAGTTGCCTTGTACCGTCCTTTCAAACCGTAAGCTCACGGACGCAGAAAGCGACATTAGTAACTGGCTCAATGTAGACGGTTATAAAGATTTAACTTTATCCTGGGATCCAGATTTTATCTACCGGTCAGCTTTTATCGAAACTTTCGAAGTGTCAAGCCTTATGAAGCAGTTTGGGAAAGTCAAACTAAACTTTTTGACATACCCAGTCAAATTCTACAAGCAAGGACGCACTACTCAAAAGCTAACAAACGGAGTTGCGATCAATGGCCTAGGAAACGTCAACGCTAAACCGATTATCACACTGGTTGGATCGGGTGATTGTACGCTTACTATTAACGGTCGCAAGACTAAGTTAAAAGGTGTGCAAGGCAAGATCACACTAGATATGCAAGCAAACCAAGTATTTAAGGACAATCTGCCAGCGTGGGATAAAGTGGTGCGATCTCCTCAATTTCAGATGCCTTACTTTGACTACGGCCGTAACTTGATTAGTTGGGACGGGAATTTTGAGGTGTTTATTATTCCAAACTGGGGAGTCAAATTATGAGACCTATTTTATTTAATAAAAATGAGACGGCCTTTGACACTTACGGTATGGGTGAGCTTAACGTGACCAAGGGAACAGTCACACGGGAACGAAACGGGAATTATACGTTATACGCTGAAATCCCAGTCAATGACCCGATGGTTGCAATCCTTGAAAAAGAGATGAAACTCAAGGCCGATGCTGGACTGCGTACCAAGAACCAGACATTTGAAATCTCACGGATTGTTAAAGATAGCAGTAACATTGTTAAGATTTACGGTCAGCATATAAGTCATAAGCTGGAATACATGGGGCTAGTGAATGGCAGGCCCTTTAGTGGTTCTGCCTTTACTGCTCTCGCAATCTGGCACAATGCAACGATTGGTGATCTACGTTTTGATGTTTGGTCTGATATCCAGACGACTGGTAAGGGTGTGTTTGACATCTCCAAAATGGAGAATGCAAGACAAGCCCTTGGTGGTGTAGAAGGCTCTATTTTGGACATCTATGGCGGAGAGTATGAGTTTGACAACATGACAGTCAGACTGCATAAGCAGTTAGGTCGTACCGCTCCAACCGTGCTGGAATATGGTCGTAACATCTTATCTGCTGAACTTGATGAAACAATCGAGAGTGCATACACTAGTGTACTGCCATTCGCAACATATACTCCCGATAAACCAGAGGGCGATACTAGCGATAGCCAGCCCGATCCAGTAACGGTCACACTGCCAGAAAACTACGTAGATAGTAAATATAAGGCCCTCTACGCGCATCGCAGAATTAAAGTCGTAGATTTCTCAAGCGAATTTAAATCTGATAGCAAGAGTAAGGATATCCCAACACCCGATAAATTGCGTAAAATCGCTAATGATTATATGGAGCGCAATGAAATTGGTAAGCCTAAGATCAACATCAAAATCGAGTATGCTGATTTAGCACGCACACTCGATTATGCTGATAATGGCTGGATCGAAGAAGTTGAATTATGCGATATTGTACCTGTTTATTATCCACAGATTGGGCTTACTGATGAAACTTTGAAAGTAACCACAATCACTTACGATTTTGTCAACGAACGAAACGAGAGCGTAGAATATGGTGACATCGGAACAAACGTAAGAGCGACTATGCAAAGCGGACTTGCCGGACGGGTAGATGATATCGCTAAAGCCCAGCAGGACTTTGAGAATAGCTTGCCAGACTATCTCTTAAATGCACAGGGAAATAAAGTTTGGTACAACAGACCAGATGACAAAGAACACAAGATCGGCGATATTTGGTTTGAGAAGAACGGCATCTACGACCGTATGTACGTATGGAATGGCTCTCAGTGGGAGAAGCGTATTGACACGGAAGATGTCGATAAGATCAAAAAGGAAGTTGATAAACAGCTTGAACAAGCCAAGCAGTCAACTGCTATCGAGATTGAAAAGGCAAACGCAAAAGCTCAAGAAGCTCTTATTAAAGCTGGAACGATTCCAGACACGGCCACGCTTTCAGATCAGATCAAAACACTGATTTTAAATAGTCCGGATTTAAGTCGTAAGGTTACGGAAACGTTTAATAATGCGGATAACGGGGATGCGATCTATAGCAAGGTGTATTCGAAGGTAGCAAAAAATTTTGCATCACAAGATCAATTTGAAAATATAGATCGCGAGCAAAATAGGCAAGGGAGTGATTTACTAACCCTTTCTAAAAAAATCGAAACACAAACGCTTGAATTTAACAAACTCACAGAATCCAACAAACTCTACGAGCGAATCCTTGGTACGTCTGAAACAGGCGCACCAGACCAGCTCTCACGGTTGGTTATGTCTAGTCAGATATTCCAAACAGAGGTTGGGAAGTATGTCACTGACGATAATAATCTGATCGTTAATTCAATGACTATGGCGACTAATACCCTTGTCAATGCGAATAGAAACGGCGTAGAAATTACCCTAAATAATGGGGTTTTTAGCATTAAAGCGCGTGGCCTAACTAGCTATAATTTTAGCGGGTTTACGCTTCCTATCTATGTCAAGAAAATTTATCGCGGTGAAACCTATACACTAGGTTTTAAATATAGGATAAGGGAGAAGGTGGACACAAACTTTGTTTTTGTGGTCAAAAACCACAAACTAAATAAAGGACTTTTGTCCGCTGATTTAGCAAACCCCAATACACCAGCTTCGGACGAATGGCGAGAATTTCAAAGAACGTTTACCGTTCAGGAAGATTTCCTTTTCAGTGAGAATCTGGATTATCCGTTTTATATCTATATGGCTAAAAATGGCTGGGTAGAATTTAAGGAACCTATTTTGGTGAGAGGAAGCAGAACCGGCCCTTATAAACCTAGCCAATTTGACGACGCGTTTGCTGAAACAAAAGCAGTACGGACACAAATGAGCCTGCTCGCTGGGTCGTGGGCAGTGCGGAACCTTAACAGCAACGGTGATGTACTAAACTCAATTAACGTACTAGCGGACGGCACGAACCGAATAGACGGACGATTAACGCATATCACAGGTCAGACCAAGATTGACAATGCAGTAATTAAGGATGGTATGATTGCCAACCTCAACGCTGATAAAATCACGGGCGGTACAATTGATGCCAGTCAGGTCAACGTTATCAATGTCAATGCTGGTAACGTGCTTGCTGGTACGTTAACTGGTATGACCGTTCGAGGTGGTCGGATCGAAGGTCTAAATGGCAAGATGTATATTGACTTACAGAATAGTCAATATAACGTTTTAAACAACGAAGCCACAATCAGACGGATTGACGATACCAATTCCTCGCAATTTATTAAATTAACAAAGAGTGGATTTATCGCAGAACGATTCAGAGATAGCAATGCTGCACTCATGGTTTTAGGCACGAATCACAACAAAGACCCTAAAGAGGTAGAACGGCACGATAATGAAACATTCGCAGGTATTCGGCTATGGTCTGGTAAAGGAAGCGGCACGGAAGAAAGTCTTACTGAATTCGTGGGTGACCGTGTACTGATCTACAATAACGGTCGATACCGCAGTCCTTGGAACTTCCACGGAAATACGAATGACGGAAATGCCTATCTGATACCGATGAACCAAAATAATGTTAAGCATTATATTGGCCGTGGTGACTTCTTTGTCGAGGGTATTTACTCACGGCATTTCTATATGAGTGGCGGGCGAGATATAGGTCAGTATCTCTGGGATCTTTTGACTTGCTTTGGTATCATGAAGCGTTATGGACAGATTAGTGGGTCTGCTGGTGGACACGTACAAGGTGTACTTGATAAATACGGTTTTAAATAAGAGGTAATGCATGAACACAACAGACAAAATTATCAACGATGTCGCAGTCCAACTTGCGAATAAAATTATTGAGTGCGCTAATTATAAGGCGTACTACGAACAAACAAATGAATTGCTAACTAAATTTAACGATGTTTTAGCTAGTGACTCAGCACTCAAGGACCTCTTTGATGAGGCCTTTCAAAAATTAGAAGAAGGTAAATAGTATATGACATTTAAAGTAGTTAACAAATACGCACAAGACGCTAACCGCACATTTGTAGCAATTCGACAAGATGCGCCATACACAGCTTTTGACCGTGTGCTAATCGGTGACCGTACAAGTGAGTCAGACGATGCACTTATTGAAGCTGTATTGGGTCAAATCGCAACTGAATTTAACCCAGCGGATGGTGTTAAGAAGTTGCAAGAAGATCTACACGTACAAGCAGAAAGCTATGAGCAGAAACTAGCTGAGAAAGATACAAAAATCGCAGAAGTAAAAGCTGTAGCAGATTGGGCAGTATTGGCACGGGTGACCGATGTTGAGAATCCACTTGACCCAACAATCTACAAGCGTGGACTTGAATTGGTTGACTTAGGACAGTCTGGCAAAACTTACAAGTCACAAGAAATCTTTACGATTGAAGATGCAAGCCATAATGCACTTTATAGTGAGGGCAACCGTGTGATGGTGCAAGTCAATAGCGATTTCACTTATAACGGTGAAACGCTTGACCAACTCGCAAGCCTTGAACAAAATGGCAAGCTGGCAGTTTGGAAATGGACGAAACCGAAAGAAAATACAGATTTAGCAACACAACCACTCACATAGAATTGGGGTGATTGAGTGACATTCTCTGATTGGATCGCACACCTTGCCCCAACAATTGGCGTAATCGCTACTGGCTGGTTTGGGTTGAAAGCCAGTAAGTCATCTGATTTAAGCAAAGAACGCTTTAACAAATTAAAAGATGAATTAAGCAACATCCAGAACTCTGTTGAAACAGTCCAAGAATTGGGCAAGGATAATAATAAAAAAATAGATGAAGTGAATAATAAGCTGGCAGTCCACGATGAAGCGCATCTGGTTACTATGTATCTACGCCTTGAGCGAGATATGACTGTAGCAATTAATCGTGGATATACAACTATCCATGAATCGGATATCATTCACAAGATGCACAAGAGTTATAAAAAACTTGGTGGGAATGGCTATATCGATAGCCTCTATAAAAAATATGAAGTTTTAGAAGTGAGGAATTAAACATGAGTAAAATTAACTGGTCAGTACGTCTTAAAAACAAAAACTTTTGGCTCGCTTTAGTACCAGCTCTTGCGTTGCTATTTCAAGCATTTGCTGATATCTTCGGTATCAAGCTAGAGTTTGGGCAAACAGTTGATAAAATCTTGGTATTTGTCAATGTATTGTTTGCTCTTCTCGTTTTGGTCGGAGTAGTCAATGACCCTACAACCTCTGGATTGAGCGATTCAAGCCGTGCTTTAGGTTATGAGGAGCCTAACCAAGACTAATAAAAGGAGGCGATCTTTTGACTACTCAAAAACAATTATTAGACACGCTGAATAGCGTAGTAAATCAACGTGTGACTGTTCCGACAAACCCTTATGGTGGACAATGCGTGGCTCTGATTGACAACATTCTGCAATATCAAGGATTGTACGATCTCAATTTTAGTTACCTAAACGCTATAAATGCCCTTGATAGGGCCTCTATGTTGGGGTTGAAAGTGACATACTTTAACGGCTCCAATAATCCACCAGTTGGTGCTGTCTGGGTGTCTAGTTGCTTACCATACCACGCTTTCGGACATATCGGTTTCGTGGTGGCAGAAAACCCAGACGGAACGATCACAACCATTGAGCAGAACATAGACGGTAATTCAGACGCTCTCTACAATGGTGGATGGACACGCAAGGTCACAAGAAACCTAGATAGTGCAGGGAATTTCAGTTATATCGACTGGAACGCACCAAGTCAACAAATGGTGGGTTGGTTTGAGTTACCATTTACACCAGAGCCAACAGAACAGCAAGCGAAAAATACAAACAAAAAAGGAGAAGAAAAAATGTTAGTTATGCGCAGTCATTCAGGAAAACAAGGTTATTTTGGAGTTGTAGGAGATACAGTATTTGGTATCGGCCATATTGAAACTGTACAAAGTCTAATCAATGCAGGCGCCGCAGAAATCAGTATCCATGATGATGATTTCAACCGAATCATCGGACAACTCAACAGCGATCTTAAAATCCTTGGAGACATCGAGAAAAACACCAACTCGTAAAATAAGGAGGTAGACAATTGAGATTAAACTCTACCAATTTAAAGCAGTTTGAGGGCGGTCGAGTTGTCAAACAAGGCGACTCGGCTTCCCTTTTTGGTTTTGCATTATATGACGAAAACTGGGTCCCGATTGACCTTGACGGGCAACAAGCTAAAATTCACTTTGTGAGCAAAAAAGGCAAAGCGACTTTTTCGGCTACCGTCCAAGGCTCAAAAGTGACGTTTAAAATTCCCAAGGTCTTGCCAGTCGAGAGCTATCTCGTCGAGGTTGATTGCGCCGGGTACGTATTCCCCAGTGACCAGAGCGTCCGAGTTGACGTGGTTCAATCAGCGGAGGAATACCAGCCAGCAGAAGTGGTCGAGCTTGGTAAAGTCAGCTTGCACAATGAGATCGCAAACTATTTTGCCGGCCACGCTGTGCAAGCGTACAATGACGGCCCACTAGTCGCACGGATTGAAGCCCTCGAAGCGCGTCCACAAGCTACAACGGTTGACCTAGGGCCGTTAGAAAGTCGAGTACAACAGTTAGCCTTGTCAGTCAAAGCGCTGGAAAGTAAGCCAGCCCCAACAGTCCAAACGCTCGATTTAGGACCATTAGAAAAGCGCGTGAAGGCCTTGGAAGATAGGCCGGCACCAACAGCACCAGCGATTGACTTGAGCGCGTATATGACCTCAGAAACGGCCTATCAGACGTTTGCAACGTATACCACGTTACAAGCTCAAATGACTAGTAACATAAAAGAAAAGCATTTAGAGTTAGGCCTTGACGCGCTGATCGACGAAAAACTTCGGAATGGTGGCGACAACTTCCTTACTAGCCACCAAGCAAGCACGGCTTACGCTTCAAAAGAAGAATTTCAAAACTTACTGAAACGAGTAGAAGCGCTCGAAAGTGTTCCTATATAATGTATTTTCCCTCCCGGATTCGGGAGGGCTTTTTGTGTTTATAACAGACATTTTAGAGATTGTCTATTATAACGGCAATTATGCTGTCATTTACTTGAAAAAAACGACCAACAGTGCTATAATAATTGTACACGGATTTTAAACAATCTACTGAATAACCAAGTGTAGATAGGATGACACCTTGCTTGGATTGTATACATAATTCCCGTTACGCTTCCCGTGAGATATTGCGGAGGGATAAGTAATTCTCTTTTGAGTGATTGAAAGAGATCATGAAGTGTAAGAAGATTGAGGGTGTATGCAGTATAGAGGTTGTGCGTAATTAGACCATTATCAGACGGTGGCGGTGACAATAGACGCTTTCGGTGAAAGAATAATCTGGGTAGGCCTTGCGTAGCAGTAAGAACCGAACCAGAAATGCCAAATTAAACCGTTTTGCACTTGAGGTCGAGGGATCGGCCAATAACACTAAAGATAAGTACAAGTAGCCCAAAATGTGCAGATAAAACATTTGGATATGTTTTTGCTTAAAATATATTTCTGAATGTCGGGTGAAAGTTGGACGTAACCAGTCGTGCCTAGTCATTCAATCGCTACGGAAGTTATAGGGTCGCTCCTTATGGCTCAGACCGTGGTAGGCTATCGGTCAATAAATTGCGTACAATTGAAGTAGAGCGAAGGCTCATTTAGTTGATTGTTTAAAGTTCGTGTCCTTGCATTTAGCAAGGTTTTTTATTTTTGTCCGACTACGTAATTGACTACGTTTTTATTTAATTGAGTGATATTTGACCATACCCAAAACATAGTCAAATCAACCAACCGCATCTAATGGATATCTAATGGTAACTGTTTTAAAATTTTGCTATAATGAAGGGTATGAAATCCTACAATACCTTGAATGATTATTATCGAACCCTATTTGGAGAAAAGACTTTT